AGCATATCCTGCATTGTTGGGCGGAACAAATCATGCATCCAACGGAGCAAGTTTAAAAGAAAATATATTAAAAATAATACAGCTAATTAATTCAGGTACCCCTATAGATGCAATATATCTACAAATACCACCATTTTTAAGAGAGTTATACATCACTGATGACAAGAACATTGAATCAATACGTTTACGTTCTGTAAATGATAAACACGAAAAATATATTACAACCAAAATTGTAACGCATAGTAATCTTAATTTTGCAGTCAACGATGCAATAGACTTAATTACCATAGACAGTTTTGTTAGAAGCAAAAATATTAATTTTGGAATAATCTCATTTGGCCTTGAACTAAGGTATAGACGAAATGAATTGGAAAACGGTCCTTTTGATTTTTTAAACAATGAGTTGAATAAATTAGATATGGTTGATTTTAAAGACTATGCCTTTGAGAATAAACATAAAATTAGATTGTTGGGTTTTCATTTCACGCCCGAGGCACATGCATACTTTGCACAAGAAATTAAGAAACATTTGGCTGATAAATTCTCAATACTAATAGACTAGATTTTAATATAGGAAGCGTGGGTGAGTGGTTTAAACCAACAGTCTTGAAAACTGTCGACGAGAAATTGTCCGTGAGTTCGAATCTCACCGCTTCCGCCAATAAAAAAGTAGGCAACACCGTAAAATGTTGCCTACTAAAATAATTTATTAATACCATTACATTAAATAACATTAATAAATTACACTTACAGGAGTCACTCAATAGTATTTAGTATATTTGACATTTAGATTATAATGCTATATAATGTACAAAAGGTGAAATCTATGAATCATTTACGACAAGCAAAAACAACTTATTTTAAGCATTTTGTATATGCCAGCTATTACAATTTTTTAGCATTGTTGGTGCTAGTCACAGGAGTGATACATAGTGTATTTCCGTTTTGGTTTGAATTTACACCATATCGTTTGGCCAAGAAAATTGTAGATGGAACCGAACAAAATTTTATAAACATAGACGAAGAAAAAGGAAGATAAAATGCCAATAGCATATATTTTGATAGGAGTACCCGGTAGCGGAAAATCTACATGGGTTGATAATGCTAAATTTACCAATGATACTGTACATATCTCTTCGGATCATTATATTGAAGAATATGCAGATTTACATAGTACAACTTATACTCAAGTGTTCAATGATTATGCGCCTACTGCAAGTAAATTAATGTTTGATGAAGCATTAGAAGCTATAAGATCGGGAATGGATATTGTATGGGATCAAACAAATACTACAATGTCTACCCGCAGGAAAAAACTTGCCATGCTAAAAGACTATCATAAGATTGCAGTAGTGTTTAATACACCCAAACCGGAAATATTAAAAAAACGATTAGCAAGTCGAAGTCATTGGAAAGAAATTCCAGATAGCGTAATGCAAGATATGATTGAGAAATTTCAAAAACCAACTAAAGACGAAGGCTTTGACGATATTTGGTTTGAAAATTAAACTAGGAGATATCCATGCCATGGATTGAAAACGTAGCTGCCGCTGATATCCCAATAGGGTTTCATCATGCGGCTGGTGAGAATAGTATGCTGATTAGCATTGTGGATCCGGCCAGTTGGCGCCCTGAAGCAAAACATCAATTCAAAGAGCGTCACAACTTTGAGTTCTTGGACATTGAAGAAAAAGACTTTGCTTTAGATGAAGCCATGCGATGCAGTCAGGAGCAGGCCAACGAACTTGTTCGATTACTACAGCATGCCTTGACTAATCGAATGAACGTAGTTGTTCACTGCTATGCTGGCATTTGTCGAAGTGGTGCAGTTTGTGAAGTTGGAGTTATGATGGGCTTTGATGACACAGAACGTTTTCGTAGTCCTAATCTATTAGTCAAGCATCGTATGATGAAGGCTTTGGGCTGGACGTATGATGAAAATGAAAAGCCAAATTTAGATGATTGGCGAACTTTTAAAAACAATTTTTAAACTAGGAGAATAGTATGCCCTCAGTATTTTTAGTCAGTGACACTCACTTCGGGCATACTGGAGTTTGTAGATTCACTCGCAACGATGGAGTCACAAAACTTCGACCATGGGATGATGCCGATGAAATGGACGAAGAAATGGTTCGTCGTTGGAATGATAGAGTTCGTCCCAACGATAAAGTTTATCACTTGGGTGATGTTGTTATCAACCGTAAAGCTCTAAGCATCATGAGTCGCTTAAACGGAGACAAAGTATTAATTCGTGGTAACCATGATATCTTTCGTGATGATGAATACAGACAATACTTTCGAGAACTACGTGCCTATCATGTTATGAACGGAATGATATTAAGTCATATACCTATTCATACTGAATCGTTAGGTCGTTTTGGAACTAACATTCACGGCCACTTACATGCAAATCGTGTTATGTTAAATGATAATATTGACCCTAGATATCATTGTGTCTGCGTTGAACAAACAGACTATACACCTATATTGTTTGAAGATGTCATTAAACGCATTGAAGCAGAAGGTGGCACTGTTGGTTTCAGCAACGGCAATGGTCCTACAATGTAGGTAATGTTATGCAAATTGATGTCAATAACATTATTAACAATGGAATTACTATTCATAGTTCTGGAACTAGTGGCGATCCAAAGCCCTATTTCCAGTCCCCTAATAAAATAAAAAATGCTAATATCATTGCTTTAACAAGTCAGCATATAAACAAATTCAGCAGAGTTTATACCTGTTGCAAGACCACACATGCCGGCGGCTTGTTAGCACAAACATTGCCAGCATTGAGCATAGGAGCTCACGTTGACATTGTTGATTTCAATGCCTACGATTTCGTTCGTGATATCAACAATTATACACATACACATATTACTCCCAAGCATGCCAAGGCAATTATGTTGACCAAAGGGTTTTGGAGTTTGGATCTATCCAGTGTATGGATTACCTGCGGTGCAGATCCAGTGACATGGGATATCATTGAAGCATTTGTTGGCCAAGGTGCAACATTCATGACCAATTGGGGAATGAGTGAAGTCGGTCCCATTGCAATAAACAATGTATTTAAAGACATTGAAACTGTTAAACAATTAAAACAGTCTTCTCCTGAAAATTCAACAATATTGGGAAGTAACAAGTATTGCAATTATAAAATCATCAACGGAGAGTTGTATGTCGGCGGAGACATTTGTATCTATGACGATTGGTATGCTACCAAAGATCAAGTTATAATACAAGATGACATAATTTATTATGTAGGCAGAACTAACAAAGAAATAGATCTATGGACGCCGCAAAAAGGTTAACAACAGTTGTTTTTAATGATCAATACCTAGGCCAAGTTGAAGAATTTTGTCTACGTTGTAAAGATCACGGTTATAAAAATAATGAAAGTCTCAAGGCAATGAAATTGGAATGGTGCTTGGCTCAGGGCGGGCAATTTTTCTTAACTTATTATAATGATAAAATTATTTCTTTAAGTGGTTGTCATCCATTGCCTCAAGCCGGAGAAGATGTGTATAGAATATTATTCAGAGGAATAACTCTTCCTGAATACAAGAACTTACAAGGTGCATTAAACAAAGCTCATATGAATTCGATTCCTTTTTATAATCATATTCCTGAACAAGTAAGCTGGATCAAAGGTTTAACAAACGATCCAAAATTGGTAATAACAACTAATCATACCAACGAGCTCACTTCAATGGAAAAGTCTCATAGAGTGCTTAAATTGTTGGAAAAACAAAAAATTGTTAGCTGTATGCATGAACATTTATTTTTGTTTAACACTGACCAAAGTGTTTGGTTACTAAATCAAGATGCATATAATCAACAAAGATTAAATTATACAAATAGAAATTATGTTTGATTCCTCAAAATACCTCTTTATATTATGCAATCAAGGTTCGGGTGGTCATAGACTTGGTAGAATAATCAGTTGCATTGATAATGTTCTTTGGTACAGTGATCCTAAGAATGGAACTAATCCATGGGATACGTTTTTTATAGATTCTGTTGCTGGGAAAAATATAAGTCCAAACCATTACGATAGAATCATTGGAAAAGAAACTGTTCCCCTGTTAGGAGAACGCATTGAACGCTGGTGGAACAACGAGGATCTAGATAATTTCTATAACAATGTTTGGTCTGGGGAAATTTTAAAATTCCAACCTTTATTGGAAACAAAATATATACATTGGGTGATACATGATCTACCACAGCATATACTGTCAAGATTTCCCAATGCAAAAATCATTGCATTAGTGGACAACGACATAGATGCTGTGGTGGATAGATTTTTGAAAACCAGTGCAAAATTTCCTTGTTATTATCATCATAAAAAATTGAAACCAAACTATCTAAATGATCACGCAAAGTCTGTAGATGCCCTTGAAGAAATTAAAAAGAATGCAACGGACAGAGATCTTTGGATATTTAAAAACTATCTTAGATCAACCAACTACGACAATGACTATCGAAAGTATTTGCATGAAAAAATCAAAGAAGAAAATTGCATTAGAAATGACTTTGAAGATGCTAGATATCTAAAGATAACTTGGCAGAATTTCGATATCAATGCTGTCATTGATTTTTTGCAGGCCAAGGAAATAAATCCTAATTATAAGATTTTATTACAGCAATAGATGTTGACATAAATTAAATTCAATGCTATAATAGACACATGTTAAGAAATTAACAAAGAGAACGGTTAGATGCAGTGGTTAAATTAATTGACATTAATTGGCTACTATGTTATAATAGTTCTATGTTAAGCAATTAACAATGTTCTTTAAAAAGTTATCCCACATATGAAACGCTGTGAAGCGTCACTCATATGTAAATATATTATGGGTTACCTACACCGTTAGGGCTCTGGGAAGATTGCAACATCGACGGATGTTGATCTAGTCCAGGTCATGAAGCCGAGCAGAGATGCTCAGAGAAGCGGCGGAATTGGTAGGCAGTAATGATGAAGGCAGACGATCTAGCAGACGGTGCTAGCGCCTAGTCCGGAGTTCCCATAGTGTCTTTACATATGAATGCCCAGGTGGCGGAATTGGTAGACGCCCCGGTCTTAGAAGCCGGTATCGAAAGGTGTGCGAGTTCGAGTCTCGCCCTGGGCACCATGATTTGAAACTACATCGCTTTGATACTTCTCCCAGTAATGGGACACTAGGTCTTGCAACAGTAGTTTCTCTTTTTTAACTTACACTAAAGTGTGACTGCGAGATTTGAAAAAGTCTGAGGCCTGTTAAAGCTACAGGACATTAGTGTGAGTTAATATTATAAGTAAGTATGTTGGAGTATTGGCCGAGCGGTTAAGGCAATGGATTGCTAATCCATCACTGGGAAACCGGTGGGTAGGTTCGATTCCTACATACTCCGCCAAATATCGGGTCGTTAGCTCAGTTGGTAGAGCGTCTGCCTTACACGCAGAATGTCGGCAGTTCGAGCCTGTCACGACCCACCAGATT